GTTTTTCTCCAATTTACTAAATTATTAACAACTTGAGCTGCTTTTTGACCAACACAATCAACATAATTAGCACCAATAAATGCTATACAATCTTCTCTTTTGTCGACTAATGCTTTAGCACTTAAACCAGAGTCTAATTCATTACCAATAATAATATCAACATCAATAGATTCTTTATTGTCCCATACTTCATATGCGTTAATAAGGTCATCTTGTCCAATTACACTATCTCTACCAGCAACTAAAGTTATAATACCTTTAGTAGAACTAAAAATATAAGAATCAATAGGATTTTCATTATCAGTGTTATCTTTTACAAATACATAATTTGATTTAGTATTAATCACATTTTCAACATATAAAGTTTTATTATTTTGGTCTTTAGCTGTTTCGTCAAATGAAACTGTAAATGTTTCTTTAATTTCACCTTTATATTTAATAACTATACCAAATTCACTACCTGTTGGGTAATATTCGAATAAATCATCTATAGAAATACCTTCAAATGCTTGTTTTCCACTACCAAAATCAGCTGAGTTAGCAATAGCAATTTCAATTTCATTACCCCAATTACCTGGGTTTTTAGCAATAAATTTAAGTTTTGAAGTAATTCCATTCATCATAATAGATGTTTCTTTGTTTTCATAATCAGAATAATTTAATACTGGTATTTGTGTTCTAAGATAATCAGCAGTTCCAATAGGTGTAGCACCCTTTTCAACAGCATCAAAAACACTATTTATTGATTGTTCAAAACTATAAACTTTATTATCATCAGCAACTGTAACGCTAACAGCTCTATCAAGTTCTACAGAATCTCTTGTTTTTGACATAATAACATAACCTTTGCTTATCGGACCTTCTGCATTACCAAATGCTATATAATCACCTACTTTTATAGTAGAAAAATCACCTGTAATACCTACAATAGTATTATCTGAAACATCTGCAGTAACAGTAATACCACTTATTACTTCTGTAGACCCATTTGTATTAGCAGCTCTTGAAATAAATAGTTTATTTCCGTATTTTAAGAATGTAGATGCTTGCATCCAATCATTATAATTTTTTCTTGTTGGTTTACCGTAATACGAAACAATTTCGTCTTCGTTAGTAATTAACATATAAACACCTACTGGACCTTGATCAAAATCCCCTGCAAAACAAGCAATTGAATTTGATACTGTTGGAGCTATTTGTGATGCGTCAATTTCTATGACCTCAACACCTGGAGAGAGTAAAGACATAATATGCCTCCTTATTTTGTTTGATTTGTTACCTTTGTTGTTCAAAACCCCTCTTAAGGTTAAGTAACAAAGAACTGAATATTTTTTACGACCAAACTATTAATCGTATAGAAAGCACCATAAGCACTAACAAATTCTAGTTTTTAACACTATATTTATATATTTTTTTATTAGTTTTTATATTTTTTTAAGTAAAAATGTGTTATGTAATAGTTACAGGATATGTACAAGGTCCATTACCAGTTCCTGTTTCAGTAACTGTCCAAATTATAGATTTTACTTGTGATTCAATAAAACTAAATAACGCGTTATAATATGGTTTAGATTCTGGATAATTTCCTCCTAATCCACACATATATCCATTTATTGCTGGTCCTATTTTAGCAGCATCATTTACCACAGAAGCTACTCCTCCACCGCAAGCCGATGGTGAACCCGGAGTAATTTGAGAACTCCAATAATTTGCTATTGCTGTTCCCATTAAATTACATCCAGGTGGTGAAAATTCCAATAAGGATTTATTAGACACCAAAACAACAGATGGTTTTGACATTGTTCCTACAGTAGCATCACTATCATAAACATCCATAAATTTTTTCATCCATTTATCACCAGGGTCTTTTGGGTAATTTCTTCTTTCACTATTATCGCCAGGTTTTGAATCATAATCTGTTTTTAAAATATTATAAAAACTTGACATATTTGAAGCTACAGATGAATGATTAAGACTCATTATTTAAATCCTTTTGGTGATTTACTCCAAGTAAAGTCTCCGGTTCTTGTAAGTGGGTCTGTAGATGTAGGTGTTGCTGTTGGAACACCTAAATTTCCTATATGAAAATGTGTGTCATAAGCCAATCTTAATGAACTTAAATTACCTTTCATATCAGCAACTTCTGCTTTTGATGTTATATTACCACCTGCTGTAATATTTTTACTTACTTCTAAATTCCCTGTGATTTTAACATCATTTATAATTTCTAAATTGCCATCTGCTGTAATTTTAAAATAACCTGCTATGTGATGAAAATTGTCCATTTTTATTTCTGTTTTTACTCCACCGTCTATAGTTTCTGTTGTATTACCTTCTATATGTTCATCTAAATTTAGTTTTATATATCTTTTTACATAACCATCTATTAGTTCATCAACATTTCCTTCAATGTATGTTTTTACATATCCTTTTATATGTTCGTCTAATGTTCCTTTTATATATCTTTTTACTGAAATAAATGACGCTGTATCATCTGGTTGGTCTAATTTAGTACCAATAATTTCGTCTATATTTCCTTCTATATATGTTTTTACATATCCTTTTATGTGAGTTTCTACATATCCGTTGACAATTTTATTAACATTACCTACTATTTTTTTAATAAAATCACCTAAAGGTCTAAAATCAATATATGACCCTGATTTATGATATAATCTTATTTTTTCATTAGATGGCGAATCATCTATTTCAATAACATGACCTGATTTTGTTTCAATTACAGCATTATCAGGATATACAGATTTATTAGACAATGACACGGGTTCGAAGCTAGTAGCATCTGCATCAGAATCAGTAGGAAACTCCGCACCAGATACATTATCTTTTGCAGTTTTTTTGTCTTTCCATTCTACTTCAGGTTTTTGAGGAAATACTTTTTCAGGCCATACATCTAACGGGTTTTGTGGTGTTAGTTTATAATTATCTCTAGTATCGTTTATTTTTTTATGAATAGTTCCTTGTAATAAAGAATATTCTTTAAGTTTTGAGTTTTTGTCTTTTGCATTTTCTGGTTTAAGAATAGTTATTCTTTGAAGTCTATTTTGGTCTTCTTCATTAAGTCTATCTTCCAATGGAAATTCATAATCAGATTTTTCAGCACTTTTACCAGATATAGCACTTGTAATAATAGGCATATTTGAATTATCATGGTCAAGTCTTACAAATACCCAAGTACCAATATTTGGTATTGAAGTAAAGCCAACACCAGAACTGAAACCGAATGCTAAACTTTGTTCGATTTCTGCCCAAGGAAGATCTTCTGTTTTCACTATATTTTTATCTGTGTCGTGAATACCAAATATTCTTACTTGAACTCTACCGTCTTTTTCAGGACTTATATTGTTTTCAATAATACCTCTATATATCTAATATTTTATTATATTTATACTTGTTTACCTTGATTGACTCTTTTAAGAGTAAGTCTTTGAATAAATTTTTGACCTGATATAAATTTATCTTCTACTCTATATATTTTATATTTTCCACTTAATGCAACATCACCAGATTTTCTAGTTTGAGTTGTATAAGTAGCACCACTCAATTTAACATCAACAACTTTCCACAATAGACTATAATCTATATTTCCAGGAACTATTATATATAGTGATGTGTTGTTCATATATATTAAGTTATCATATTTGTCTGTATCATTTAACAATTCTTTTGTTTTTAATTTCAACCCATTAGTTAGTTCAGAATTTTTAGCAATACCACTTAAATTAAATTCTTCTAAAAAATCACTTAAATTTTTAGAATAAACTGTCATAGACTTTGTGTTTTTGTCGAATACCAATGTATTACTTTTTGGTGATTCTGTGTTTGTTTTTTTAATATCATTAAAATTTAATTTATATTCCATTATATTAAAACCATATAAATCTTTTTGACCAACTTCAGTATAAGGATATTCAGGTGTTTCAGGTATAATTTCTGAGTTACCTAATACTATTTTATTTTTTGTTTGATAAAAATATAACCCTTCTTTTCTAAATTCAATTTCTATAAAAGTTAAAAAGTCAATATGCAAAGGAATTACAAAATTAGTTAAATTTTTAGTTTTTTGTGAAATAATATCAATTTTATACTTTTCTGCGCCTTTTTTAGCTTCTAATTCGTAAAAATCGTTAAAAACATCAATAATTGTTGTATTTTTATATGATTTAGCAATGTATGTTTTTTGTAATAACCAAGATATATTATCTTGAAAAAGGAATTGTATTGTTTTAAAATCCTGTTCTTTTGTCTCTGTACTAATTACAATATTAAAATTTCTAGAAAATTTAACATCAAAATTATCTATATATTCTATAATTATTTCCATACCTGGTTCTATAAACATTGTATTAATAGCATCAAAATGGTCATTTAATGTAAAATAACCATATATTCTAAAAGTTCCGTTCCAATCAATACTTAAATCATTAATATAATTTTTATTAATTGTAATATTATTAATAATAATATTTAATATTTTAAAATTTGAGGATTCTATTAATAAATTGGTATTGGAACTCATAGTTTTACATCCTTTAATAAATTAATAAAGTCATATAATCTTTCTGGTTTAATAATTTTAAATTGTCTATTATATTCGTTAATTTTTTCTTCATCTGCTAAAACTAATGTTTTGAGTCTATTATAAGTATCTGTTTCATAAACACCTGAATATCCATCAAGATATTTTTGAACACGGTCTTCGCTTATTTTTTCAAGTATATCAAAATTATAACTCATATCAAATAAAGGGTCTTTATTGTTTATAATTAATAATAAATCCCAATAATCCGGACTTTTATATAAAATATATGATATTTGTTCTACTGTTTGATTGTCATATAATTCTATATATTCTATCCAATTTGTATCATTTAATTCTTTCATATTTCTTATATTGCTTATTTTTTTGCTAGTATAATCTTCTGATGTAAATTTATTACAAGATATATTAGGATAATTTAAAACTGTATTTTTCATTAAATAACCCACTTATCATTTGTAATTGTTCTTAATTCTTTAATAGTTATACTTAAATCTATTTGTTTAGGCATTCCGTCCATTGTCATTTCTAAAATACCACTTCCAGCATAATTTGTGCTTACATCTGTTATAATACAAGGTCGAATACCAGTTAAATTTTGTAAAGTATCATTACTAAACCAAAAATGAAAGAAATGTGGAGCAATCATAAGTGCATCTGCTGTCAATGATGGTGAACTATATTTTTTTATAATTTTTATTATTTGAATTATTTTATCCGCTTCATTCCTAGAATTTGGTATCATTTTAAAACTAAATGTGAAACTTCTTGGTTGAGAACCTGTATAGTTTTGAAAATAACCAGGATTTGCTAAAACTCTAGGAGTGCTTAAATTGTTTGCAATTTTACCAATAGCTTTTTGTATAGAAAATAAAGGATTCATGGAATCTACTTTATCTGCAATATCTTTTACAATACCTGTATCTGTACTAAAATCGTGTGATTGTTGGTCAGACAATTCATTAGGAATTGGTAAAGCTATTATCAATTCTTCTTTACCTTGAAATTCTTTTACTTCATTTAATATACTGTTTGATGTTTTAAATGTGGCTTTTGCATTATCTTTTAGTGATTTGTCAACAGATATAGAATTTGCTAATTTTTTAGCATCCTTTTTAGCAATATCTTTTAAATGTTTAGCAATAGTTTCTACATTTTCAGATTTATATATGGTTATATACATTCTTTTATCAGTAAAGTTTTTACCCATAATAGCATCCGGAAAAAAGTGTAAATGAGGACTATCTACTGATATTTTTCTAATACCTTTTATTTCTTTTTGTGTCGTAGTTAATGTCATAAAATGTCCTTTTTAGTTATATGACCCAGGAAATGCATCCGATAAATATACACCATTTTCTTTTTGAGTCGTATGTAATGTATTTATATTAGCAATAGGTGTTGGTGTGTTATTTGTAACATTTGTTGACATTATCTGTTCTTTTTTAATATTAATATTAGATATATTTTGCATTATTTGTTCCTTTTCTATAGCTTTTGGGTTTTTATTTGTAACATAATTATTATTTGCATTTTCTGTTGTATTATTAATATTATTATCAATATTATTAATATCCGTGATATTATTGTTATTATCAACATTATTTGTATTAACATTGCTAGTATTAATAATGACATTATTTGTATTTGTAATATCACTATATATATCTGTATTATGTTTAGGATTTTCTTCCTTTATAGCTTCTGTTTTTTGTTTTTTAGACAAAACAACTTTATTTTTAATATTGTGTTTAGTTTTATATGCTTTATATGCTTTTTGTTTTTGTGACTCAGTTAAAACACTTTTTAGTTTTTTGCTTTTAGACAATGATACTTCAAGTTGTTTTTGTTCAGGTGTTAATACTGATAATTTTTTATTTTTAGCGTTTA